CACTACCTTGTGCTTTTACTATAATAGATGGTTTTGCAGCTGACCCTTCACCAATTTCTGGAACACCATAAGAGTCTTTACCATAAATAACTCCTAAATGTACTGTTGCATCACTAGCACCAGTTCCAGTAGCAGTGTTGCTTGATGTCATAAATCTTACACCAGCATATTCACCAATTTCACCTTTTAATAATTTCTTATTATCAGTGTATTTATTGGCATCAATCCATCCACCATCAGCAGTATCACTCATTAAGTCATATGCTTGTTCTGGACTGATTACAGCATGGAAATATCCATCTGCAAATGTTTTTGCATTATTTTTTCTTAAATCTCTTACTGCTTTTTTAACTTCTTCACCAGTTAAAACATCAGCAGCAGTTAATTCAGAACGACCAGTTTTACCACCAACAAATCTTACATTTGTTCCAGCAGTAACAACATCTCTTATTTTAGTGTCAACAAGTAATGCAGCTTGTTCACCTAATAATTGTGATGTTTCAGTAATAACTGGATCTTTAGATTGCATATCTAATACATCAGAGATTTCAACAAAGTCACCATATTGACTTAATTCAGCAACCAATGATGTAATACTTAAAGAACTACCATTTGGAGTAGTACCTTCAGTTAATGCTTGTTCTGGAATTGCTAATGAAGCAAATTTTCTCCATTCAATTTTTGTTCCTTTTCCTTTAGGAACTTTTTTCTTTTTACCATCATTATAAAAATGTAATTCAGGTAATAATCTTTCTAACAAAGCTCTATCATAAAATGTTTGATTTTCAACTGTTAAAGTTGTAATTGTTTGAGTATTAGGCATACTATCACTTCCCTTTCATTATTGGCTTAATACTTTATCAACCTCTTTTTGAAAGTCAGCACTAGACATAGTTGCATAATCGTACTTAATTTCAGTTCCACCATTTAAACTACCTGGTGAACTATGCGCATTAGAAATAGTCTTTTTAGCATCTTCTATTGCATCATTTCTAAAAGATTTTTTTAGATTTTCAAATGATTCATAAACTTCAACTAATGGTTTTTGTTTTCCATCCATATAATCGTTAAAGTTCTTGTCTGCTAATAATTGATTTAAGTTGATACTAGGATATTTATTTTTAAAGTCTTCGACTTCCTTTTGAACTTTTTCTTTAATTTCTTTATCTTTAAGTTCTTTTTCATAATCAACTCTTCTCTTATCAGCGACTGCTTTCGGATAGTCTTGAATAGGATCCTTTCCAGCTTGTGATATTTGAAACATTGTCTCGTATGTTTCAACATCTTGGATATCTTTAATCTCTTCATTTGTATAAGGATTAATTTTTCCAATATAAGCCTCAAGTTTTCCTTTTTCATAGGCTTCCTTAATTTTTATTTCTGCCTCTTTTTCAGCTTTTCTTCTAGCTTCGGCATATTTAGAATTATCTTCTTTTGACTGAGGTGTTTTTTCTTTCTTTTCACCATCATCACTTTCAGATTCTTCCTCTGATGAATCATCAGTTAAGACAAGACCATCTTCACCTTGTTCTTCACCAGGATTTTCAGTAACATCATCTGTTACTTCTGTTGTTGGTTCAGCGACTTCCAACTCTTTTCCGCTTCCAATTAATTCGTTTTCCATATTTCCTCCTTAGATTTTTGCGCTCTTCAATGCGTAGATAGTTCTTTCAGTCCTACTAAAAAAGGACAAAATAAAAGAACACTAAATTGGTGTTCTCATATTTTCGTTATTTACGTTTTCTATTGGTGGTAATGTAGGATTATCACCAATAGGTGTTTGAGCAAGCATTTGTTGCTGCAACATCATTTCTTTGGCTTTTCTTTCTCTAATTTTCTTTAACTGTGCTTTAAATGGCATTGCACTATCTGGATATAGTTCTATTAAATCATCATCATCAATTGTATTTCTATTTCTTAATGACTCTAACAAGTTAACTGTTAATGATTCACTAAATACTCCTCCAGCACCAATTTCAACAGTTGCATTAAATTCATATTCTTCAAAGTTTTTGCCATTCATTTCAACAGCATAATTTTGACCATCTTCTTCAAATGAAAAAACTCTGTTATCTGTATAGTACATTTTGAAAAATTGTTCGTACAGTTTAGCAATCTTCTTATAACTTCTATAAAAAGATTTTTGTAACATATCAATTGGTTTCTTTGCTTGATTTTGTAGTGCAATAATAGCACTTGCTGCCATATTGGCACCAGCAACTTCACCAGTAGATACTTCTGTAGAACCAGATACAGTCCTTGTTAATTCTAACAATTTATCTGTTAACTGAATTGCCTGTGGATTAAATGCTGGAGTTTCCATATTTTTAATACCCCAACCATTTTCTCTAGAATAATCATAAAGAATCTCACCTGGTGCGTTAGTAATATCTTGTTTTCCTAAAGCACCTATTTTGGCAATTAACTTTGGCCATGCAGTTTGTTGAACTGATAAAAGCATTAAACCTACATTAAAGTTCAATGCTTTTTGATTAGGAATAATGTTTTCTATTTCTCCACGACCAAATATACTTTTTTCTACCTTATAATGATTTCCAACAACTATTGGATACATTTCATTTTTAAATGAACCAATATTTGCTTTATCAGGTTCATTTATTTCATTTGTAGATTCCTTTTCTAAATTAATCTTACTATTAATTTCTGGATTTAAGTATGTTGCTTCACATACCATAGATGTACTAGTTGATTTTTCCCAAATAACTCTACCATCTTTTCTTGAATATGTAGTTATTACGGTAACAACTTCTTCATCTTTATATTCCTCTTCTTCTATTTCATGGTCTGCCACGATGTTATCCCAAGTAGAAATATTATTTTTCTTAGCTTCTGCTTTTACATCCTTTACTTTTTCTATACTAGCAATTTGTATGTATTCTTGTTTTTGTTCATCTTTTTTTCTAGGATTAGCAAAGAATATATTTTTAGGATTAATTATTTCACCACGCATACCACCAATATATTTTGATTGCATACCACCTATAATTTCTTTATCCCAATAATAATGATAAATGTAAGTACCATATTTACCTGCATGATTTTGTGCTTCATCATCTAAATCACTTTGTCCTAAATCTTCTTTTACTACTTCTGCAAATCTAGTAAATATGTCTGATCCTATCATTGCAGTATCCACATTTGGTCCAAACATTTCACCAGGTTTAAATAAAATCTTTATATTTTGATTTAAAATATTTGATTTTTTATTATTTAAAATCATATCACAGAAATTTATAACAGGACGTGGTAAATTCTTTGTCTTTTTTATTGGTTCTGGCCATTGTTTACCATCTACAAAGTCAGCACACATTTTCCACTTTTCATCTAGATTATTATCACTTTGATATTTTAAACCTTTTTTAAAGTAATTCCATAGTGTTACATGTCTCATTTATTATCACCTGCACCATTCATCCATTCATCTATAATTTCTGGAGTTAACTCATTAGGATATTGTGTACCTTCTGTTTGTTCTTGACTAGTATTTTTAGATTCAAATATTTCAGTTACTGTTTCATCAACAACTTCATCAACAATATCATCAATAAATTTATCTTTGTCTTTAAATTCAAGTTTAAGACCACAATATAGTCCAATTCCAAAGAATATTAAATAAATAATTCCCTCTAACATATTAATCACCACCTTATATATTCACCATCATCTTCTTCATCATCATCTTGAAGTGCAAAAGGAAGCACCACTTTTGGTTCTTCCTCTATTTCAATTTCAAATGATCCTTGCTCCCTAGAATAAATACATATAGCAAATCCCATAATTAAATCATCATGATATCCTACTTCTGCCTCGGGTCTACCTTTTTCATTTCTAATAAACCTTAATGCTTCTTCTAGAGTATCTATATCATTGATTTTATCTATATTTTCCTTAAACCATTTAATAATTAGTGATATTATTAATGGCCTAGTTTGTGTTGTTGTTTTAAAACCATATTTATTAAACTTTCTTTTTGTGTAAGTATCTTCTGCTTCCCTAATAAATTGATTATCATATCCTAATCTTTCTAGTTCCTTAACTGGATAAGTAGAATAATTAACTTCAACACTTAGTAAAGCATTGTTAAAATATTTACCTAAACAGTACATTTGTCTAGAATAAATATCCTCATCAAATTGATGTTTTAAAACTGCAACTTGATTACCAGTTATATTATTTATTATTTGTCCTGTAAAGTTATCAGAACCATCACCAGCAGTATCTCCACCTACAACATAAGGATAACCTTTTTGAACATCTTCATATATCTTAATAAAACCATTAGGATCATCTATCCACTCAATATTTGATATTTTTTCTTTTGTTGGTTTTGTATCATCATATTTATACTCAAAATATCCTACCTTAATAGGTTCTTTATCTTTAAGTTCTTCTATTCTTGACATTACTTGTTCGGTATCAAATACACATCTACCACTACTTAGGAATGCATCATCTGGTGTACATGGATATTCTTGTTTAATCATATCTTTTTCAATATATTTTTCATATTTTTTATAATACCAATATAATTGGTTTAAAGTTAAATGTTTAACATTTTTAAGCCACTTTAATCTAGTATATATCCACTCAGTTTTATTGTTAATATTGTTAATAAACTGTTGTTTGATAGATTCACTTTCAAATTCTAGAGCATATTCTTTTGTTCTCCACCACTCATAGAAACAATTGATACAGGTTCCACTTGCCCACATTTTTTGAAAGTCATTATATCCATTAGCAGTAGATTCATATATTTTTATAGAATCTTTAGTAAGAGCTTCTCCAAGACCTGCTTGTGTAATTGCAATTCCGTATTGCCAGAAAGCACACTCTGAAGCATGTAGGAAGTTTATTGTTCTAGAACGTCCCATGTCTTTAGTTGCTGAATCTATTCCCCAACTACTATTTATCTTTTCAAATATTAATTGTCTTTTAGTATTATATTTTTCTGTTGGCTTTAATTTTTCGGGAAGATTGTTATACATAAATTTTGCTTTATTTGTAAATATTGATTCTACATTATCTGTATTATCTGCAATTGTATATCCCTCAAAGTTTCTTGTAGTTATAGTACATGCTAGTTGATATGCAGTTATAAACGTAGTAAATCCTAACTGTCTCCCTTTTAAAATTAAAAAAGATAAATCTAACAATTTACCTTCTTTAAAATCTTGTTTAGCTTGATTTAATATATCTTTAAAATCTAACTGTACCTCACTTAAGAAAAAAGGTACAGTTTTCTTTTCTTTGTTAACAACTATAAATACTAATTCTATTAATTTTTCTGGGTTTGCTTTAATCTCATTACGTAACTCTTCATTTATACTTAACTCTTCGACAACTAGTTCCCTAAATATTTTATCTCTTTCAATATCATTATCTTCATACCATTTTTGTTTTCTACGTTCAATTAAAAAACTAGCAGTACATTTCATTAAATCACATCTTCCAATTTGAATGG